CATGTTGAATTGTCGGTGTTGGTGGCGTGTACGCCGTTGCAGGCAGACCGCCTTTTTCGACCTTGGCAAGGCGAGCACCGATATAGGTTGCCCCAACAACATCAAAGACGCATTGCAATTGCGCGCTAACAGCGCTCGCTGGCGCGGTCACAAAACCTGCCATGGCCTGACGACGCGCGTTGCTGTCGCTATAATCACCTGCCGATCTCGACGGGCCGGTGCTGATTGACAAGACCGTATCAGCAGCATCCAGCCAGGCAATCTGATAGCGGACCGTCCCCGATGCCGCTATCAATGCGGCATCACCGGATATGGTATATGTTGCCCCTGCATCCGCTACAAATTTTGGCCACGCGATAACATACGTCCCATCCGTTTTGGTGCCCGTCAGAACAATACTGCGGCCCCACGAATTGGTTGTTATCGATGACGGCCATGTGCCACTGCCCGATTTTGTCACAGCAATATTACCAATGCCATTTTCAAAACCACCGTTCGGGCAGAGATTTGGGCGAGGCGGCACGATGTTTGAAAGTGTGGAGGCCAAACCGGCAGGCGTGACTGCGCTCGTTGTATCCACACCGGCTATTGCAAGAGCAACGGTTGCCAGCTTCACCAAGCCCGCTCGGATTTCTGACGCCAGTAACTCGGTATAAGTCCCCGCGATCCGCTCGAACACCCTCCCATCAGGTAAGCTGATACAATGGCCGTCTGGTGGCGTCAGATAAGACCATGATGCATCGACCCACTCAGCAATTTTGCCCACATTGGTCGCCCATATGCCGGTGGCATTCGATGGGATCAGATATGTATCGCCGACGGCGGGCGAACCCGGCGCGCTGGACAGCGTCATGGACAACACCGGCAACCACGGCAGGCGGCTCAGTTTGGTCACGGCCGCCGTGCGGTTTGCGGCCCAATCGCGGCTTGCCAGAAACTCAACATAGGCCCCATTGATCCGCTCAAAAATCCGCCCATCGGGCAGGCTGATACCATGTCCGTTCGGTGGCGTCAGATACGCCCAGGCTGATCCGGTCCATTGCGCAATCTTTCCGACATTTGCGGACCAGACGCCGCTTGCGCCTAACGGGATCAGATAAGTGTCGCCCGACGCAGGTGACGCTGGTGGACTTGATACCGTCATCGACGTGACCGCCAGCCATAGGCGGCTTCTATTGACGGAGGACAGGCCATGAATTTGCAGCGCTTGCCAGAGTTGGGTCCAGTCGCTGGCGCTGGGCGCAAGGCCCGCTTCCGTCACGACCTTCATGATTTCTTCCTGAACCGAATTCAGAAAATCAGCTGTCACTTCCGTTCCAGCCACCCCGGCCACAAGGTTCTCGTCTCGAAACCCTCTGCGGCTGCTGCCAATATCGACTGTATCTGCGCCATTGATGCGATCCATCAGGCTTCTCCGTAATTAAAAACAACAAGGGTGTGGGCAGGCTTGATCCGCCGCAACTCGCATTCAATCGCGCTGATCTCGAATGAACCAAGGTGGTGCGATGCACGGCTGACGCCTGCCCGAAACTTCACCACCGTGACGAGGCCGGGAATATTAACGCGCCAGATGAACTGACAACCTTCTGGCCGAAGCCTATGCCCCGCCCGCAAGACGCCCGCCCGTGATGGCCAGAACTCTTCAATCGTGATGTCCACGCCCAGCGCTTTGGCCACAGATATGAAGTACGGGATTGATTGTCCGCCGCGCGCCGTCCAGCGCTGAAACGCAAGCTTCTGGCGCTGCTCGACGGTCAATTGCCCAAGGCTGCGCCCGCAAGGGTCTGGCCCAAGGCAGCGCTCGAAATCGCTCAATAGCTGGTTGGCCTGCCTTGGGTCTGTCTCATTCATCAAGGCTTCAGCGCTGGCTTCCGCCTCTGCAATAACGTCCGCAAAGGCAGACAGGATCACGTCAATCACGCCGTCTTTGGCCGCCAGCGCAAAGCCGGACGCCAGCTTGTTGCGAAGGCTTTGAAACACATTTGAAGAGGATCTGGACATGATCTCAATCCAGCCAAGTGATGGTGCCGACAATCGGGCACTGGTTTGATGCCAGCGTGTATTTGCTCACTGGGAACCCGAGATCATGACCATATTCGCCGTCGGCAGCCGAGATCGCCTCCGAGATCCGCGACGGCTCGATCACAGCACCAATCGGGCTGGTGTTCGTATCGTCGTCATCATCGCCAATGGTTTTAATAAAGCGCGCAAAGGCCTCCCTCACGGCCGCCCGCGTGGTCGTTGTATCTGGCCGCAGCCGCACCGAAATCGGCACCTCAACCAGCACACCCGCCACGGGAATGACGCGGGCCGTGACGGGACGCACCCCGGTTTGGCTGCCCTGCACACCCAGATAAGCACCGATTTCGGCAAGCTCGGCATCGGTTGGCACACGAGGATCGTTGTTCTCATCTTTCATCACAATGACGATCCCAAGGCTGCCACGACCAATCCAGTCTTCAGCCACGCGGACAGCGTAAACGTCAGCGATCTCGGCAACCCACGCCTTATAGTCGGTGGCAGAGCCACCTTTCGGCGGTTCACGAATGCGCTCAAGATAACGGACCTGCATTTCTTCTGGCGTCTCGGCGTCAGACCCACCCGAAAACGCGGTCGCAACGGTCACGCTGGTAATGTCAGGATTGGCCTCGGTGATCGATAGCTTGACGCCTGCCTCCAGATTGCCGTCGCTGCCCGCAGTCGTGGCCGTCGCCGCTATCACCAGAGTGCCAGAAACGTCAATCAAACCGCCCACTGTGGTGATATAGGCCACGCCATCCGATGCGGTCATTTCAATGCCGCGTGCCAGCACCGTGCCAGCCGTTCCCGCAATGAGAACCGTGCCCACGGCGGTTTTGGCCTCGCGCTGCTCAATGCCCCAGATGGAGGCATGGCGCAGGATCATCGCCTCGTCATCAGCGCTATCGGGCATATATTGCCGCGCCCACCATGCGACATGGTCATGCACCTCGCTCAGCTCCGGGGCAACGGCCCCAAAGATTTGCGCAAACACGCCCTTGGTCGAGCGCACCGCCCGCGAGATGGCAGCAGAAGACGCCTCTGGCCTGATCGAAAGAAGGCCGGTTTCGGCAGAGGCGGCAATGCGCGCGAGAATGGTTTTTGCAGATGGAATTGACCAGGTCATGAGGCCACCCGCTTGGTCAGCGAGATCGAACTGTCATCGACCTGGACACGATAGCCCAGCACGTTCGGGCGCACCCATTCAACGGCGATCTGGGCGGGCGTGCCGGTCTGGGTCTCGACCCACGCCATGGCTTCTATAAGCCAATATTCGCAGAGCTGGCGGGTGGTTTCTGTCTGCTTGGCACGGTCCAGCAACCAAAGCTTGGAGCCGGTCATATCGCCAGTTTGCACCAGACCATCAACAATCGCACCGCGCCGCTCAGAGAATGAGCTGGGTGCCAGCATAACGGATCGGCCTTCCGGCAACTCGTCATCAGGAGAGGCGCGACGATCAAGGCCAACCGAGAGAATGATTGCCGTGATGGGGGTCTCATCAAGCACCAGATCAAAATCGTCCCCCAGCGCCAGATCGCATCGGCGCTGCACGGCATCATAGGTCAGAGCGAGATCGAGAAAATTGGACATGGCGGGCAAAATATCGCGCGCGCGCGAACCGCGTCATGCCCGCAACGGTGGGCATGACGCGGTGGCCATGTCAGGATGCAGGTGGGTCGGTCTGGGAGCCACCGCGAACAATGCCGCCGTGCGTATGGGTGTCGTCAACGCGAACACCGTTGACCTTGAGATAGCCGCCGACAATATCGACACCGGCTGCGGTTTGCCGAAAGATGCATCCACCAACCTTGCTTTCCAGCTCATTGGAAGCCTGCACTTCAATCTTGCCGTTCGCCCGGCAGATGACCCGGTCGCCAAACTTGTTGGCAAGGCCCACATCGCCCTTATTCAAACCGCCCATGCGCTGGCTGGGATTGCCAAGCGGCAACAGCACCATGTCGCCCTCGTCGCCGCCGATAGCCAGCGCAATGCCGACCGCGCCATCATCATCAGGCACCGACAGCACACCATAGGGCAGCATGATTTCCAGCTCATCCCGGTAGATGCCATCGGCCACCTCGGCAGAGGCCGTCTGCATCTGGCCATCATCCTTGATGTTCTTGACCGTGACGCGCCGGACCATGCCGCGTAATTTGCCGTAAATCTCTTTCATAGCGCCCTCACAGTGCTTTTGCCGTGCTGTCCAGCGGACCAGAGGATTTGGACGCCTTCTTGCCGCGCTTGTTCGTGCGCCGCTTGCCGGTGTCTTCGGTGTCAAACGCTTCCGGCGAGCAGGTGGTCATTTCGGTGGTCGCACCAGAGCTACTCTCGCTGAACTTGACCTTGGAAATCAAAAGATCGCGGTATACCTCCAGCCAGACATCCGAGACCGTCACCAGTTGATTGACCATCCACAGCGTGCCATCCACCGTGTGGCCTTTGACGCTGTGGGTATATTCCTCGGCCTTGGCGCGGGCGGTACGGTTGCGCCAGTCAGCCTCATCGGTTGCGGCTTTGGCATCGGCCTTTGAGCGGGCCAGATGCACAACAGGACGATAGCGCTTGATCTCGTCATCGGTTGCCGTGCCGGTGGCAACGGTGCCCTTGCGCTCTGCATCCCGCGCAGAGCCATTGCCTTCAGCCCGTTCCGTCAAGGGTGCGGCACTGGCCTCAAGGCTGGCGGCCTTGCGAGATTTACCAGCCCGCTCGGACTGCCCGCGCACCACGGTCTTGCTGTGGCGGCCCTCCGTTGAGAAGGTCGCGCTGGAGGACAGAACATTGCCGGGCAAGGTCAAATCGGCCGGAGCCTTGCTCTTGCCAGTGCGGGTAATCACAATCCCGCCGACGCCATCGGACAGCACCAGCACCCGGCGCGACCGCGTGCCCTTCTCGATGGCGCTGAAGGCGGTCTCGCCCAGATCAATCGAATAGCGATCGAACACCTCGCCGGTATCAACTTCGGATTTGACTGTCAGCCCATACGGCTCGGCAATCTTCTTGACGGCATCCTCAAGCTTCACATTCTTCAGCTCGGCTGGACCATCCACCAGGGCAGCGCAATCAATCAGATCGCCGGTCTTGTCACGTCCGGAGATCTGCACCGTTGCCTGACCATCGCGCATGTCGGGATTGACCGTTTCGACATAGCCGCGCAACACCACACGGCGGCCGATCATGATCTTGGCCTCCATCTGGGGCGCAAGTCGCTTGACTGCGCCCATGCTGGCAAAGGGCAGCACATCGGCAGAGCGTGGCGCATCCCGAAAGGTGAAGCTGAAGCGACCGGAAAAATCCTTCAGGTCACGCTCGACCTCGCCCGTTTCCCACTGATCATAAAGCGTGCCATCCAGATAAAGAGATATGCTCTTGCCCATCAATCCAGCTCCAGAAACTCAACGCGCCCGGTGTTCAGACTTGCCGGATGAGATGGCCCGTTGCGAGCCACGATGTCGGCATAGACCGCCTCCAGTCTGGATGGCGTATCACCGGCCAGATGCTGGGCTATCGCCTAGGCATCGACGCTGCGGGTGGTGCTGATGGCTTGCACCGCAGGCAAGGTGCCAATCACCTCATTGAGATCGGCCACCAGCGAGGCCGATAATGTTCGGGCCGCACGGATCACCGCTCGGGTGGCCGCTTGCATGGTATCCGGGCTGTTATCCTCAACCAGATCAACAATGTTGGACAGGGCCGTGGTCATCGAGCTGCGAAACGTCATGGCCTCATTGCGCGAAGTGAACTCGGCATAAGGCGACTGGGCAGCAACTTCCGCCACAAAGCGGCTGGCTGCCGAAAGCAGCAAAAGACGGTCGGTGCTTGATGGCGCAGACTTCACTTGCGCCATCAGGCCAGAGGCCATCGCCAGACCAATGGTCATCAAGGCTTGCGGCGATGCGGTCTCCTCGCTGTCGCTGGCTGATCCTACGGGTGACAGCTCCGTCACGGCTGAGACAACGGCACTGGCGCTGGCAATCCATGCATCAAAGGCTTTGGGAGATTCGGGCGAGGATGCAGCCAGCGCCACGCGAACAGAGGTCAGGGCGCTTCGCGCCGATGGTGGCGATGTCAGCTTGCTAGCCACAGCATTGACCACCCGCACACTGCGTCGAGACGCTGAAGAGCGTGTTGATGACAAAACGACACTGGCAATGATGGACACCAGCCCGACCACCGCTGAGATCATGCCCGCGATATTGCTGATCAACTGGCTCGAAAAAATACCGCCTAATGAGACCAAAGGCACCCGCTTGAACCGTGCCGAAATGCGGATGACCCGCAACTCGCGCTCAGAAAAGCGGATCTGCGCTGGCTCTTCCATGATGACCGAGATCGGACCCAGCCACGGGTGGATCAACAGGCCGGGACCGGGCGTCTCAAAAGCCACGGCCAGAAGCCGCGCCCGCACCTTATAATCATCGCCAATATACAGCGCCTCAATGCTGATGCCGGAAGGCCCAACCCCGAAATCATCATAGGCGGCAGGGTCCACGCCGGGAAACAGATATTCCAGCACACGCCGCCCGTGGTCGCTCGACGCGTCCACAATGCTGATAGGAATGCCGCGATACATGCCGGGCAACAGGCCATCGCCCGAATTGAGATCATCCAGCCGCATCAGTCTCTCCCGACCACCCGGCCCGTGTTGACGTTCGGCGATGGCGAGGTCACGCTCGTTGCCTGACTGGAGACCTGACCGGGACCATCAACCTTGACTGTTGCAGTAGTGTTGACGTTGAGCTGCTGGGCGGGCTGTGTCGTGGGCGATGCTGACGCGGGTAACGCAGTTGCTGGAAGTGCGTTTTCGTTTGCGGCAGCAGGTGGCGTGGGGCCGCCACCGCCAAGCCAGCTTGGCAAGGATGGCATGGTAATGATGCTGGAGAGATCGATCTTGCCAATCGCCTCTCTGATCCGGCCGGGCAGGCCCTTGAACCACGCGACCAGATTGTCAAAGGCAGCAATAATGCCATCAACCATGGCTTTGCCTGCCTGCACGCCCGTATCATAGAGATTTGTGGCGAGTGTTTTGGTCGAGTTTATAAAGTCGCTGACCGCCGTTGAGGCATCTTTCCACGCCTCCGAGACGCCTTGCGGAATAAGGCTTTCCCAGCTGACCTTGCCTTCAGCGAGATCGGCCATCGTGGTGATAAGTTGGGCCAGCGCTTCGGCCATCGTGCGGATGGTAAAGGTCGCAACGTCAATCGCCCCTCCTGCAAAGCTGCCAAGCCATGTAAAGAAACCGCTGGCTTTGGACTGATCGAGACCAATCAAAGATGCAAGCGCCTTGACGAGCCGCCAGATGCCGCTGGCGATTTCAACAATGGCTTTGATTGTACCACCCAAGTTTTCACCAATGGATGAAAGATAAGGCGCAAAGCCCGAGCCAAAATCTTTAAGGGCAGCCCAGGCGGCAGCAACGCCTGCCATGGCAACATCCAGCGCTTTGAATGCTGCAATCTTCGCGTTGTCGATGGTCAAGCCCGATGTGTCAAATTTGAGATCAAGCCCTCTTGCAAAGCCCTTGAACAAATCGCCAAGCTTCATGAAACCAGCAGACACATCGCGCCATGCAGTCTGAAAGCCCATTTTCAAGACAGGCCCGTAACGCGACACCATCTCCTTTCCAGCCGCCAAAATCTTCATTCCCGCCTGCTGCAAGCGAGGAATGGCAGCCCGAACATAATCTGATGCTGTCCCCCATGCCGTTGAAAATCCTTTCGCAATCATGGGGCCGTATTTAGCAAGGAGTTCGCGGCCAGACGCAAGCAGCGACGTGCCAATCTCTTTCAGACGCGGTATGGCAGCCTGGACCGTGTCAGTCACGCTAGTCCATAGCCCTTTCAATGCGGGACCGATGCTGGACCAGTTATCCCATACGGCAAAGCCAACAGCCGCGATGGCCAAGCCGATTGGACTGAGCAGTGCAGCAATGGCAGACAGGCCTGCTCCGATGATGGGCAGCACAACGCCCAACGCACCAAGGCCAGCTGCCATCAACACACCAGCACCCGCGAACATCAGCGCTTTTTTCACCATGCCGCCCGTGGAGGCGTCCAGCTCACGCAACCACTTGAGGGCAGCCGCCAGATTTTCATTGATCATAGGTAGCCACTCGCCAAAGGCAAAGCCAACCTCACGCGCGCCTTGCGCGCCGATTTCCCTGAATGTGATCAGCTGCCGGTTCAGGCCTGCCATCTGGGTTTCAAAATCGGCATCAATGACCGAGCCGGTGGCCTTTGCCACCTCGCCCTTAATCCGCTGGTATTCGTCAATATTGCCCAGCATCGGCAGCAGGAAATCCATCACCTGCATATCGCCAAACAACTGGCCAAGCTTGCCAGCACCAGCTGTTTTTTCGATCTGTTCGCGGACAGTTTTCAGAGCCTCGGCGTCGGTCATGCCCGCAGCCTTGGCCTTCTTCATCATGCCATCGACTTCCTTGGAGGAAATCCCGGTGAGCTTGGTGATCTTCTGAACGACCGCCTCAATCGGGTTGATGCCCTTGGTGGCTGCGTCTTTCATAACGCCCTCGATGTCCACGCCCATGTCTTTAAAATTCTTGATGGTGGCGGGTGCGAGGATTTTGGAAAGGAAGTTTTTGAGGTTGTTGGCAGCCTCTGCCGGATCTGCCGTGCCCTTGCGGGCAATCTGCAAACCAGCGCCCAAAAAGTTGACGGCTTCACGGCCGGTCACGCCGAACTTTGCCATCTGGCTGGTGAGCGTCGGGAAATACTTGGCCATGTCCTTCAGTTCGAACGCGCCTTCCTTGCCAGCCACCACCAGCCCGCCCAACGCGCCATCCAGTTGGTCGGCGGGCAGCTTCAAGGTGGTGAGCAACGAGGTGGCAACGCCCGCCATATCGGCAAACTCGGCATTGGCGGCAGTTGCCGCACGGCCAATGCGACCGACAGAGGCATCGACCAGCTTGGGATCGACGCCAGCCGCAATCATCTGGCCCGCACCTTTGGCGACCGTATCCGACAGCTGGCCGATTTCCAGCGCCAGCGTCTCGAATTGCTCTTTCGATTTGCCGACATAGGCAAAGGCCGCATCGCCCACGAGATTGGACGTACCGGCAATGTCGAGCAATTGTTGCTGGAAGGCGGCGGCTTCCTGGATGGGAGCCAGAAAACTGATACCGGCCACGGCAGCGCCGACAACACCGATCTTTTTTGCCATGTCGGCCACGCCACTCAAGGCGCTTTTAAGCCCCCTTAAAGGACCACTTAAGAGGTCTTTGAGGCGCACGATCACGTCGAGGTTCATATTGCGATTGGCCACGGCCCGCCTCCAGTTTGGTGGCAGAGCCTTCCTTGTCCGTTTGGCTATTCGGAAAACCGGCGACCACTTTTCCGGCCAAACGTATCGCGCGCGCGTAAAACTGATCATGCCCGCCATTGTGGGCATGACGGTGGCGGGCATGATCTATTCACTTTGTTTCTGCACTTCCTGGCGAAACGACATGATGCAATTCCACCACGTCACCGCCTGATCCCTGGTCATCGCCTCGATTTCAGTGGCGCTGAAGCCGGAGCCGTCAGCCAGACCGCCGAGGATTACCGGCCAGTTTTGCGGCCACTCGTCAAAAAATGGTTGAGCACCCGGCCAGCGTCGGTGATGTCGGCAAGGTCCATCTTTTCATAAAGCTTGTCCATCACCATCTGGGCCATGCGGGTGGAGCGGGCAAAGGCAACTGCAATCTGCTTTTCTTCTGGCACGGCAGAAATTGCCATCTGATCCGCGCCGCGCATCCGGTGGAACGTCAGTGCGTCGAACAGCTTGTCGCGCACCTTTCCATCTTTTTTGGTGGTCAGGGTTTGCGGAAAGAGAAGCGGCAACGTCACCGAGCCATCACCGTTGATCACAGCCCGATCGGGCAGACGATCACGCGGATCGCCGTCCTCGTCCACAATGTCACTGGTGGCCGACGTGCCGCCATCCAGATCAATCACGGCATTGTCGGGATGGTTTGACGGCGCGGCTGGCGCATCTTCATCCAGATCAATGCTGACGTTTTTCCCTGCTAAAATCTTGCTCATCAGATAACCTCCTCAGGTGTTCCGCCAGACCATTTAAGCTGTACCTTGCCGCCTTCGCCTTCCGAAATCGTCGGTCGGTCCCCCGACAGGAAAGCATCATTCCAGGCATAGGTCTGGCCGGTATCGAGCCGCACCTGCAATTCGCCTTCGCCTTCCGTCCAGATGTCGGAAAGCTTCATGCCGCGCTCAAACGGCACGGTCGCCTCGATTTCCGAGCCTTGAAA